TCAGACCTTAGCGCTCAGATTCCAGACTTCCTGACTTTAGCTCAGTTAAAAATAAACCGTAGATTGTCTATTGTAGAGCAAGAGATTCTTGCAGAGATTACTCCTGTAGCACAGACTACAGCTCTACCAGCAGACACTAAGTTTGTTATTAGCGTATCAGACGCTAGAGGTCGTAACATTGAGCCTGTGTCCATACAGGAGCTACTAGACTATGAGGCGGCTGGCGGATCAGTAACTCGTTACGCCATTTCTGGAGATAAGATCTATTTAGCGCCAACACCAGCATCAGATAACACAGAGAAGTACAGAATCCTGTACAGTGCAGACCGAGATCTAAACAACGGTACAAATGGCCCTGTGTTACTACAAGATATTTATTTAAACGCAGCATTACACGAAGCTTACGTCTACCTTAAAGACGATGGCCGAGTAGCATACTTTAAAGGTATGGTTGATGAAGGCGTAGCAAATGTACAAGCCAGACGAGCCAAGCAAGGCATCGGTAGAGCAAGAATTAAAGACGATAGCATACAAGCCAATGGAGGCCCGTTAGTCTAATGACTTCACAAATAGTAAGAACTAATCCAACAGCAGGTACAGCAACAACCGCTAGTGTTAGAGATAACTTTGGGTTTGGTGCAGATGAAATTACCGTACTACAAAGGTCAAGTACTGACTTAGTTGTAACGTCAGGCGGCGTAGGAGGCCCGTACATTGCAAACTTTGGAACAAATCCATCTTTTGCAATAGACATCGGTACGGGTAAGCCGTTCGATGGAGCGAGAATATCAATAAGGGTTAATGTTACAAACGCGACTAGCCCCCTTCTTACTGTTTCCCCAGGCAACACACCTGTAACTATGGTTAGGTCCAACGGGTTGCCTTTAGTTGCTGGCGATATTATTGAAGATAATATTTATGATTTAATTTATAACGCTACTAACGGCTATTGGGTAGTTTTAAATGCTTCCGCTATAACGTCACAAGATTCATTGCTAACAACTATTCTTGGCGGTTTGTATCCAGTAGGCAGTTTACTAACAACTACCAACTCTGCAAACCCAGGAAATGAAAACTACTTTTTTAGCGGTATTACGTTTGGTACTTGGGAAGCGTACGCTCAAGGTCGGACACTTGTAGGGGTTGATACTGGGTTTGGAACAGTCTTATCCGCAGCATCATCTTTAGATAATATAGTGACTATAGTAATTTCAGACAGCATTATAGGAGATGGAGATTTAATAACTGTTGATGGGTTTACAGGCGATAGCGCTGTTGCTAATGGTTCACATATTGTAATTTCAGCAGTTAACTCATTAGGAACAGGATTAACAACTATAACTTATGCCGTCACTATTATTGACATAGCGGTTATGACTTTCACTGATTTTAGTGTTGTTAACCAGTCATTTGACACGGTTAATGAAACTGGTGGTGAGAAAACACATCTTCAAACTAGCGAAGAGGTTGGGCCTCATCGTCACCATGTCGCGGACGATCAAACTATTAATAGAAACGGTTCAAGTCTTACTTTTAATAATTTTATTGGTGATTCTAGACCAAATGCAGCTACAGCAAAACACGGCTATGTGTTACAAGCTGTTGGAGCTTCAACAGATGCCACTGTAGGTCTATCAAGCGGTCCTTTAGGTCTTGATGGGATTGCAGAAGATCAAATTGGCGCAAACAATATGCAGCCATATATCACTACCTACATCTGGAAGCGCGTAGTAACTCCAACTCCATAGGATTAGTAAATGCCATTTGAAACTGATAAAGGCGGTGGTTTTAAGATAGATGCTTCTGATCTTCTAAAGACTGGCGTATACCCAGAACGATTTGATAGACAGATTCCTATGTGGGAAACTGTAAACGGCGTTCAATATACCGAGTTTGGTATGCGAAGAAAGGCTGGTCGCCGCATTATAAAAGACTATAAAGAGTCGCCATTTAACTCAGAAACTCCAGCACGAGGAATCACAGCAACAAGAGAATTTAATACAAAAGTTGCCTACATGGGTGATCTTAAAAATATATATTCGTATGTATTAAGCGATCCTTTAGCTACCCCTCCATCTTCACCATCTTATAATATAGTTGGAAGTGGATATAACCTCTTACGAACATCGGTAGGAACGGAGTGGGATGAAGGTCAAGAAATAGAAATAGCTTCTGCTGTTATGAATTTTGGAACATTAGCCATAACTACAGTTAATCCTCACGGATTAATTTCTGGCGTTCCATTTTCTGTTTCGGGATTAGGATTTACAGCTCCTGAAATAGATCCAAATGGAAATCACGTTGCTACCTATCCAACAGGTGTTGCGCCATCAAACTCGAGAACAATCAATGTAACTGGTGTTGGTAGTCTAAGTGACTTTGCCACTTATACCGTTAGTGCAAGTTCAAAAGTAATATTAGGACAAACTAACTGGGATGTTTCAGGTACGACTTGGGATGAAGGTATAAATGAAGCAGACCAATGGAACTTTGACACCTTTGGATCTTTTGTTGTTGGTGCAGCAGGATCAGGCAGACCTGTAATTAAAAAGAATAATGTAAACTTTAATACTTACTATAAAGATAATGTTAGTGGAGGAACAATAGTTGATGGCGGAAGTGATTATTCTGTTGGCGATTTATTATCTGTTGATAGTGTTCTCCCTTTAAGTTCTACTGGTCTTGGCTTAACGGCTGAAGTAACAGAGATTGACGCAGGAGAAATAGTTAATTTTAAAATAATTAATTTCGGCTCAGGATATGGAAACGGCGATGTTGTAACTTTTTCTGGAGGAACAGATTCAGCAACAGCAACCTTAACCGTACCTAACATTGATTTTGACAAGCTAGAGTGCTTCCACCGTCAAGGCCCGCACATGCTTGCGTTTAACTACAGTAAGGGCGCTGTAGATTACAGTACAAGCTTTGCATGGTGTAGCGCAGACAACTTAGACGACTGGGTGGGCGCAGCAACAAACACTGCTGGTAGCTTGTTAATTCGTGAAGCAGAGACTCCTATACGCTGCGTATGCCAGTTAGGTACTAGTTTAGCGGTTTACACCGCATCTCAGATGTTTATTGTCAACTATGTTGGCCTGCCTAATATTTTTGGTTATCAAGTAGCCTTAGAAGGCAGTATTGGAGCGGTATCTTCTAATTCAGTTGTATCTGTTGGCCGTAAAAATTATGGTGTCAACAGGGATGGATTCTTTGTCACTGACGGAGCCTCGGTTGAACTTATTGGTCTTGAAAGCGGTATTAACCAATTCTTTAGGGATGAAGTATCTGATTCTGAGCTTGCTCAAATATACGGCTTTAATAACTCAAAAGAAAATGAAGTTGTTTGGGCTGTTCCTTTAGGATCTACCCAAATAAACAAAGAAATGTACTTTAACTACAAAACTGGTCAGTGGGGAATGAGAGATCAAAGTATTTCATGCTATTTGGATCGAGGTGTATTTGATAATCTTTTATCTGGAGATAGCCTTGGTGTTCTTTACGAAGAAGGTAAAACGGCATCGCTACAAAACCCTAATGTTTTTGCAATAACAAAAGCTCATGATTTAAACAATGCAGATCGCATTAAGGAAGTATCGGCTGTTCGAGTAGGTATAGAGAAATCAGCCAGCTCTGGAAGTCCTACTTTCTCTGTTGGCTTCTCTGCTACCATTGACGCTACACCAACATTTCTACCAAAAGATAGCTTTATTATTGATGACACATTTAAAAGCTTTCCAATTAGAGCTGCTGGGCGATACATTACTATCAAAGTTGAAAGTAGCGGAGTAAATGATGACTGGACGCTAACAAACCTAGTAATTCAAGGCCGATTTGAAGGGGAAAGATAATGTTACCTGAAAATTATAACAGGCCAGTGCTTGAGGATGAGCTAAGAAAGCTCAACCAAAGAATCGATGACATGAAAACGTTATTGACCCTTATACCTCAATCGGCACCAGTAGCAAACCCTAAGATTGGAATGATTATGTACTCCGATGGCTCTACTACTGATTTCAGTCACCACACTGCTAGAGGTCTTTACCGCTACGACTATGTGAACCCAGACACAGATGGTATTCTTGGGTGGATACATTTTGCTAGTGAGGATATGGAGCCTTTTACTGTTACAGAGGCTGGTGGGTCTGTTGTTAATTACACTCAAAGCAATGACTTTGTTATGCTTAGCAATACTGGCGGAGGATCATGGACATTGAATCTACCTTCTCCAGTTGCTCAATCATTTAGAACTATTCAGTTTATTTCAGACGACACTACTTTTGGGGTTAATACAATTATATTGGATGCGGGTTCTGGCTTTTTAATTGATGACGCTCAGACCTTTACCATTAATAGGAAGTTTGAGGCAATAACAGTATTTTCAGACGGATCAAATTGGATAGTTACGCAAGCTAAGACATAGAGAGAGAAGAGAGAGATGAATCCAGTAGTAGCAGATATAAAGAAAGAATGGGATTGGGTAGGAAGTGGGATAAGAGAGATACACGCTCAGTTCCCTTGGCTTGAATATAGACCTGAAGACGTTTACGCAGCATGTACTAACGGCACAGCAGCACTTTACAAAACAGATCAAGGTTTTGCCGTATTTACAATTGAAACACACCCTATAAATGGGCATAAATCATTTCTTTGCTGGCTCGCATGGGGAAAGAATGATAAGAAAGGAAGTTTAATTGCAGAGCATTTTAATTTTTTCTGCAATGAAGGTAAAAAATTAGGGTGTAAAAGAATTAATGTTAAGACACCCATAGATGGATTGGATAAGTTTTTAGTCAGCCAAGGCTGGCGAGTAGATATGAGAGATTTCAGTTTTAATTTAGCGGATAGTTCCGCAGCAGGAGAATAGCATGAGTGGCGGCGGAAGCACACCATCAAATACAACAACAACAAGTAAACCATTTCCAGCGCAGGAAAAGGCTTTAACTGAATTATTTGGAATGTCTCAAGCTGCATTTGATGCTGGCCCACAACAATTCTATCCAGGTCAGACAGTAGCAGATCAAGGCTTTAATACTATAGCTGGTCAACAACTAGGTCTTGATGCTGCCGGCATTCAAGGCGGACTTGGAATGCAAGCTGCTCAGAACTTGAGTGCAGCGTTCGATCCTAACTCAGCGCAAAGCCAATCTATTATTAACCCGCTAGTTGCTAACTTACAAAGCCAGATCCTTCCTGGAATTGGCAGTCAAGCTATTCAACAGGGTGCGTTTGGCGGTGATCGACAGCGCATCCAAGAGCAGAGTGCTGCTGAGGCTACAGCAGGAGCCGCTACACAGGCTATCTTGCGTAATCAACAGAATGCCATTCAGAACCTTGGCAGCGTCCAGAGCGGCCTTTTAGCGCCTGCTAGGACTGTATCTGCCGTTGGTGCTCAGCAGAATGCTTACGAGCAAGCTCTTATTAACGCTGATAGAGAGCGCTTTAGATTCGGGCAAGAAGCTCCTGAAACTGCACTTGACCGATTGGGTAGCCGTATTAGCGGTATTAACCTTGGTCAGATTAGCAATACTACTAGTAGTGGTGGTGGTGGTGGTAATAGCGCAGCTACAGCAGCTGGTGCTGGACTAGCAGCTTACGGTTTATTTGGCGGAGGTGGATCGTAATGGGCTTTAGTCCTAACAGATCATATAATAAGAAAGCACCCCCAGTATTGACTGACATGCAAAGGCAGTATGAGGCTGAAACTGGCAGCACAATGTTTTCTAAGCCATCAAGTAGTCGGGGTGGGCGCTTCAGTGGTGGAAAGAGTAGCAAAGATAAAAAAGCTTATGCTTCTTGGGTAAAGACTACTTCTGGCATGGACGCAGGGAAAAACAGATTTAACGAGATGATGGCTAATCGTAGTCAGAATCCTGTATTAGGTCAGACTCAAGCAGGAATGAGTGGTTTTGATAAGTTCCAAGCAATGCAGGCTGCTAGAGATACAGTTAAAAGCAATCGTGGTTATAATCCTGCTTTGGAAGCTATGAGTAATATTCTTGCCGCTAAAGGAGATCCAAGGTCAATTTTTTCAGGCGCAGTAGAAAAGTATAGAAATAGAAATAGCGGCCAACAACCAGGCTACGATAGGTTCCAATCACAAATGGGAGCTAACCCACTAATTCTCCAGCAGCTACAGATGGGGCAAAGACAAATGGGGCCACAATTTAATGCCTTTGGTTTTGGCGCACAGCCAGGATTAAGCGCTCAAGGTGGTCAAGGTGGC